TCTTTTATCAACATCATTAATAGGTCTATCAGGACCTTTTATTTTTTTAACACTAGCATCACTATTAATTCCAACAATTAATTTTTTACCTAAACTTTTTGCATATTTTAATAACTCTAAATGACCTATATGTAAAATATCAAATACTCCATTAGTAAAAATAACTCCTTTTTGTAAATCATTTAAAGTAACAGGAACAACACCACGTTGTTCTACATTTCTAGCTGATGCCATACACGCCAATTTACAACATTCAAATATATTAATATCTTTGGATATACCATAAGCTAATACACTTAAAAATGTATCTCCTGCGCCTGTAACATCAGCAACATCTTTTGCTTTTTCTTTTAATAATTGATATTCACCTGTAGTAGATAATACATGAGCACCATTACTACCATCTGTAACTATTAACCATGTCCATTGATGATCTCGCATAAATTTAAGAGCATCACTAATTGAAAATACACCATTCCATTCTTTGTATTCTTTCATATTAGGTTTAACAATATAGGCACCATCATAGGTATCTGCACTTTGTTTTGGATCTATTATTACATATTTTGTTTTTTCTAATAATTTAGATATTGTATCTTTTTTAATAACACCTTTACTATAATCACTAACAATTACTATATCATTTTCATTACAATCAACGGTAATTTCATTAGAATAGTTTTCTTCTTTATCTAATCTTAAAACGTGTTTACCACCTTGACCTATTATTCTTGTTTTAGTAGTTGTAATAGAATGGTTATAATTTAATTTAGGATGTATATCTTTATTCAAAAATAATTTTATTAATTTTTTACCTGCTTCATCTTGCCCTACTGCACCATATAATTCGCAAGGTACTTTTAAATTTGCAATATTAACTGCAACATTTCCAGCACCACCTATACTATATCTTTTATTATGTTCTTTTAAAACTAATACAGGACCTTCAGGTGAAACTCTGTTAGCTTGACCTTCTATCCATACATCTAGCATAATATCGCCTATTATTTTAATCATGTTATAAATTTAATCATTTTAAAAACTGTTTCTAATTTTGTTTGATTAGTTTTATTTTGTAGTGTTTTTCTTAATCCTTGGTGCAAAGGTTTAGGCCATCTACCAAAAGTTACCCAAGAATAACCATCATGTTCTTGATTTAATTTAGGTATAAATTCATTTTTAACTAAACAGAGATATGTGTGATATAAGAAATTTTCATCATTACTGATAAAAGTTTCCATAGGAATTGTTTTAATAATTTTTTGATCGCCTATTTCTTCTTTAATTTCTCTTTTCAAACCTTCCCACGCATTAGAATCAGTAGTAGTTGTTCCACCAACTAAACCCCATACGTGATTTTGTTTACTTTGTGTTCTATGTAATAATAAAAAACGTTGGGTGTCTAAAGTATAGAAAAGTGCTCCGCAACCAATTATTCTCTGGGTCATGTAAATAATTATCTTAAAGAGAGATGTTCCAGGTTCCTTTACGATATTCGCCTTCGAAACTTAATAACCAATTTATACCATCCCATTTATATTGAATACCTGTGTTGAGATTGGTAATATAGGTAGGTGAAAATGCTGTAGAATCGTCTAAATTATTAGCACTTGCATTAAAAATTATTGTCCAATCTGTTCCATTCCATTCTATAATATCATTAGCTTGAGCTATCAAGTCTCCTGCACCACCTTTCCATGCATCTGGTCCGTCTGTATTTTCTGTATCGCCTATAGGTCCTAATAACAATAATCTTTGACCTGCTACTTTTGTAGTTGATGGATTATAAGAAATAGGATCTATTACAAAATCTACTGTACCTCTTGCATCTGCATAGCCTTGAATAACGGAATCAGTAGGAATAGAATCCGTGTCCCAATTTATAATTAATTGATTTTCATTTAAAGTGTTTACTGCAAACGTTCCAGTAATTCTTGTACTAACATCTTTTCTATTCAGATATATTGTACTAATTCCTGCTTGGTAACTACCTGGTAATCTTTCTAATAAAGAATTCCAATTCACATTTCCAACAACACCTTTTTGTATTATTTGTGCAATATTATTCATTACAAGTATATCATATTGAATACCTGTAGTTCCTACAACACTATCAACATCTGCTTTGAAAGTTTCACTAGTATCAATTGTTCCATCTGCTGTTTTAACAATGTCTGCTTTAATACTTTTAGAATAATCGTCTTGATATGCTTGTAATTCAGGCATAGACTGACTAAGGTCAATGTTACCTGTTTTTTCATTATATATACTAGTAATAATTTGTGTTACTACTCCTAATTTTTTAACCTTAGTTGGAGGACTTATCCAAATAGGCGTTGTAAATCCTAAAGTAGCTACATCTATTTCACTCTCTGTTCCAGTTGGAATTGTTCTTCCACTAAAAATAACACTTGTTAAATCTACTACACTTAAACTAGTCCAATCAACATAATTGTCTGTAGTTTGTATTTCTAAACTTGGATTGAACAACATCATAACTTGTTCTAAAATTTGTAATTTTTGTTCTGTGTTTGTAGACCATATATCACAACTTACTCCTAATGTATAAGGTGTAGGCATTAAACGTTCTACTGTATAATTTTGTCCTTGTGTATTTAGGTATTCTTTTCCTGCTTCATCATATTGTCTTTCTCTTACATGAATTTTACTAATATAAGTAGCATCTGCTAATCTATCTCTAGCCATTTCTAAATTAGTAATGTATATTGCCATTCTTGGAGCTGATGGAATTTTATTTTCTGAATTATCTCTAATAATATGAGCAACTTGTCTAGTCATATCACCGTACATAACAGGTATTTGTCTTAAAACACCATCGCCATCTTTATAGCTAAAATTACTCATTAGTCTAATAATTTGAGTTATGTATCGTCTAATTTGTCCGTCGTAAAAAAATTGCATTATTTCTTCTCTGTTTTTTCTAGTTTAGATGGATAATTTTTTTTCACTGGCTCATAAAAAGTTCTAACTTTACCCATCCAATTTCGAGTAACTTTTTTAAGTCCTACTGCTTTTTCTGTACCAGGTATAGGTATTCCAAAAAATTCTTTAATTCTCATTAACCATCCGCCTTAGGTTTAAGTGCTTTAGATAAACTTTGTCTTTCAGTTACATCTTTTCCACCTATTGTATTAGTTGCTGTATTATTAACAAAACCAGTTTTCATAGTATTTCTTGTATCTGTATTTGTTAATGTCATACGTAATGAATCTTCCATTTTAACCCATCTAGCACCATCAAATCTAAATAATCTATTTGGTAAAAAGTCTGTTCTTAAATAATAGTCACCATTAATAGATCCTAATGGGAAAGTAATTCCATGACCAAACACTTCTCCGTTAGGTGCAAGTCCATCACCTATTAAGTATCCATCATATCCTTCTCTTTCAGGTGTTTGTTGTACTCTATCTGCTAATTCATTTTGTGTACTAGCATCTAGTGTATTTGTATCTGTTGTAACAAGTTCTGTTCTTCCTTGTTTATCTACTTGTAATGTATATAAATGGCTAGTTTCGTATCCGCTTTTTTTAGTATCTGCTTCTGCTTGAGCAACAACGGCAGTATTAATTTGCATTTCTGCTTCATAAGTGGATAATACATCTCTTAATGTTTGACTAGATCCTTCTTCTGCAGGTAAATCTAGTATACCTTTAAATTCTTGACTGTCTACTATTTGTTTTAATTTTACTCTATATAAATGAGGATACCACGATACACTAAATCCTTCTGCCGCCCTACTTATATCTTCTACTACATAGTATCTTTTTAACGCTAAATTAAAATCATTAAGAGCGTGTTCATCTTTAAGATGTGGTAATTCGAATACATCTCCTGGCATGACTTTTCTACCTAAAGTTTCTACAGATGTAGATATAGGAATAGTCATAAACAACGTATCATTTTGTAAAAATAATCCAAATTGACTCATATCAAAGTCAATATCTTGTACGTTGTAAATGCCTCTTAATTGATAAATGCTAGAATCATATTTTCTATCCCTATTTTCAAGGAATAACATATCTTGAATATTTGTTTCTTTAACAGCATCATACCTTGGTTGGCTAGATGTTGCGTCTGCTTCTTCAGGATTCTTAGGACCAAGGTATTTGTGTACAAATACGTCAGTACCTCCCACGGTAAACATCTCATTAACCGTCCTATCTAGAAACGCATAGTCATGACCCTTCTCTGGTTTATATAGACTTATTCTTGGCATATGTTATATTTATTCATAGGCAGGTACTTGATAAATATCTATAGAGAAGTATTATATGGCAGATTTAGCTACACAAAAACAGGAAATCTTTGACTACGTATACAATATGCTAGGTGGTGGCATGGTAGAAGTAGAGCTAGATCCACCACATTATGAAACAGCTTTACAAGATTCTCTTGATAGATTTAGACAAAGATCCGACAATTCAGTAGAAGAAAGCTATATGTTTCTCCCTACTGTAATAGACCAAAACGCATATACTTTAGGGCAAGAAGTAATAGAAGTTAAAAAGATATACAGACGATCAATTGGTTCTAGAACAGGCGGTGGAGACGGTGGTACATTATTTGAACCATTTAATTTAGCATATACAAATACCTACTTACTAGCAAGTACAAATATGGGTGGGTTATCAACTTATAACTTGTTTACACAATATCAAGAACTTGTAGGAAGAATGTTTGGTAGCTTTATTGAATTTAAATGGAATACTACTACTAAAGAATTAACATTACTACAAAGACCTAGAGCAGAAGAAGAAATTCTATTATATTGCTACAATTATAGACCAGCTACAGAATTATTAAGAGATTATCTTGCTAAAGAATGGCTTAAAAGATATACTCTAGCATTATGCAAAATGGCGCTAGGACAAGCAAGATCTAAATTTACCACAATTGCAGGCCCACAAGGTGGAGCCGCTTTAAATGGTACGGCACTAATCGCAGAAGGACAATCCGAAATAGAAAAACTTGACGAAGAACTTAAATTACAAGTTGCTGGCGGTCAAGGATATCACTTCACAATTGGTTAATAAAAACATTTGACATTAGTACTATTATCCGTTATAGTATTAAAATGATCATCGGTATTTGTGGATTAATGGGTAGTGGTAAAGATACAATAGCTAACCATCTTATTCAAAAACATCAATTTAAAAAAATTTCATTCGCAGATAAATTAAAAGAATCTGTTGCTACAATGTTTGATTGGGATAGAACTATGCTTGACGGTCAAACAGATGAAAGTAGACAATGGCGAGAAAAACCAGATGAATATTGGTCTAAAGAAGTAGGTCAATCTATTACTCCAAGATTTGTATTACAAAAATTTGGTACAGAATGTATGCGTGATAATTTTTATGACGGTATATGGGTTAGTATGACTAAAAAGAAAATTTTAGATAATCCTAATACTAACTGGGTTGTTCCTGATGTTAGATTTGAAAATGAAGTTAAAATGATTAAAAGTATTAGTGGTCAAGTATGGTGGGTAAAAAGAGGTGAATTACCTACATGGTTTAGAGTTTATCAAGACATAGGTGTTGAACCTAAAGACGTACATCCTAGTGAATGGTCTTGGGCAAAAGCTAATTTTGATAAAATTTTAGACAATGATTCTACTGTAGATAATCTTAGAAATCAGGTACAAGATCACCTTGTTTCCATTTAAATCCATGTTTGTGTAAAGTTCTTTGACAGTTAGCACATACCGTTTTAAGGTTTTTAAAATTACAATTAGTTAAATGTCCGTCTATATGATAGACGTTAAACTGCTCTGATAGATCACTTTTATATCCACATTTATCGCATTTTGCTTTCATACGATATCCTGCATTAAACCATTTAGGCATTCCATGACTTGTTCCGCCATACCTAATACAAGCCTCACATTTTTTTCTATAAAACGTTATATCCTTTTTATGATAGTTAATTGCACAAGGATTCTTACGACAATGGTTACATAAAGGTCTCATATAACGTATTTACCTGCCCTTTTCAGACCCTTTTGTAGACTTAATTATAGCTTACATTTCTTTGATATAGTATAAATAACGTTAACAAAGGAATTATAAGCAGGAGATTATAAAATGGCATTAGTTTCACCAGGAGTACAAGTAAGCGTAATAGACGAAAGTTTCTATACACCGGCCGAACCAGGCACGGTGCCAATGATATTTGTGGCAACAGCACAAGATAAAACATCAAGTTCAGGTACAGGTACAGCACAAGGTACATTAGCCGCAAACAGTGGTACAGTTTATCTTATGACATCACAAAGAGAATTAGCTGAAACATTTGGTGATCCAATTTTCAAAAAAGATGCAAATAATAATCCTATACACGCAGGTGAACTTAACGAATACGGTTTACAAGCGGCTTACTCATACTTAGGTGTAGCCAATAGAGCATATGTAACAAGAGCGGCAATTAATACAGCTGAACTAGAAGCAAGTGCTACAACGGCAACTGCAAATCCTGAATCAGGAACTTACTGGATGGATACTGCAACTACAAAATATGGTATATTTACTTGGAATAGTAATGCATCATCTACTACAGGTGGTCAAACATTTACAAACATTATTCCAACAGTATTAACTGATACTACACATCTTTCAGGTGGAGCAGGTTCAATTCCTAAAACTTCATTTGGTGCACAAGGTGATTATGTAGTTAATGCTACAACTACGTACAATGATTTTTACTTCAAAGACTATGATAATTCTTGGGTTAATATAGGATCAGCGGCTTGGAAAAAAGCCAATGCTACAGTAACAAGTACAATAGCAAATCCAACAGTTACAAATAGTAAAACAATGCTTATTAACAATACTCCAATAACATCAGGTGGTACAGATGTTGCGGCAGTTGTTACGGCAATTACTGGTAATGTTACAGGAATTACTGCTAGAGCAGTAGCAGGTAAATTAGAAATTTACAGTGACGGAACAGATGGTTCTTATGCAGATACAGTTGTTATAGCAAACGGTGGTGGTACTCCAGGATTAGAAATAGAATTAGGAATTACAGCAAGTACTTACAATATGCCTCAATATAAAGATCAAGCTCATACTAGTGTTCCAGATTTCAAAAATCCAGCAGGTGGAAATGGTGCTTCAACAGGAAGACCAACAGGTTCTATTTGGCTTAAAACAACAACTCCTAATTTAGGAGCTGATGCAGAAATTAAAAAATTTAATGGTACTACTAAATTATGGGAAGATATAACAGCAACTTTACATTCAAGTGGTAACAATGCTATCTACAATTTAGATAGATCTGGTGGCGGAAATAGTCTTGCTGTTGGTACAATATATTTAAATCATAATAATGGTACAACAGAATCAGACCTAAGACCATACAGAAGAGCAAATTCAGGTAACACATCAATTACTTCAAGTGTAATTGCAACGCAAGTAACAGGCGGTACATACGCATTTAATATTGCTGAATCAATAGTTGGTCAAGATGCAATGTCATCTGCGTCTACTATTTCAGTAACAACTACAGCGGCTACAACAGATGCTGATATTATTGCGGCAGGAATTAATGGTGCAGGAATGGTTAACGTTAGTGCAACTGTTGACAGTTTAAACAGAGTTGTAATTTCACACAATGACGGTGGTGAAATGCATATTACTGATACTGGCGGAGTGTTAGCACTTGCTGGTTTCTCAAGCACAACAACTAATATGGAATATGAGCCAGGTACAGATGCGGCAACAAATCCTAAACAATGGAGAGCTTCTAACTGGAAAGTATTAACATATACAGCTTCAGCAACGGCTCCTACAGCACTTGCGGCAGATGGTCAACTTTGGTATTCTTCAATAATTGATTCCGTTGATATAATGGAACACACTGGTTCTAAATGGGATGGATATTTAACTGTAAATGCAGGAACAGATCCAGCAGGACCACAAGTAAAAGCTACAGCACCTACTACACAATCAGATGACACAGTACTTGTAGCAGGAGATATTTGGATTGATTCATCAGACTTAGAAAATTATCCTAAAATTAATAAATGGAATACAACTTCTCTTAAATGGGTTGCAGTAGATAACAGCGATCAAACAACAGAAGATGGAGTAGTATTTGCAGATGCTAGAAGTTCAACTGCAGGTGCAGATACAACAGATGCTACAATTGTTGCTTTATTAACAAGTGATTATGTAGATACTGATGCTCCAGATCCAGCATTATATCCAAAAGGAACATTACTAGTCAACTTACGTAGAAGTGGATTTAATGTTAAGAGATTTGCAAGAAATTATGTAGATACTACAGCTAGTAACGTTAGAATGGCTAACGCATCAATGAGTGGTTACTATGCTCACAGATGGGTTACAGAATCAGCTAATAATTCAGATGGTTCTGGTGCATTTGGACGACACTCACAAAGAAAAGTTGTTGTACAATCACTTCAAGCAATGGTTAATAGCAACCAAGATATTAGAGATGATGAATCTAGAATATTCAATTTAGTTGCGGCTCCAGGTTATCCAGAATTAATTGGAGAACTAGTTAGCTTGAATACTGACAGAGGATTATCAGCATTTATAGTTGGTGATGCTCCATTTAGATTATCTTCAGATTCAACATCATTAAGTAATTGGGCAACAAACATTAACTCAGCAACTGAAGACAACGACAAAGGTCTTGTAACTTCAAATGATTATCTTGGAGTATTTTATCCATCAGGATTTACAAGCGATAACTTCGGTAAAAATGTAACTGTTCCAGCAAGTCACATGATGCTTAGAACGATTGCTTTAAGCGATCAAGTTTCTTTCCCATGGTTTGCTCCAGCAGGAACTAGAAGAGGTACTATTACAAATGCTACTTCAACTGGTTATATTAATAGCGAAGGTGAATTTACTTCATCAGCATTAAATGAAGGTCAAAGAGATACATTATATTCTAATAATGTTAATCCAATTACTTTCATAACAGGTGCAGGTTTAGTTAACTATGGACAAAAAACTAGATCAGGTGCAACATCATCTTTAGACAGAATTAATGTTTCAAGATTAGTAATTTACATTAGAAGTCAATTAAACAAATTGGCTAGACCTTTTGTGTTTGAACCTAATGATAAAATTACAAGAGACGAAATTAAAGCTCAAGCAGACAGCCTATTACTTGAATTAGTAGGTAACAGAGCATTATACGACTTCTTAGTAGTGTGTGATGAATCAAATAACACACCTGCAAGAATAGACAGAAACGAACTTTATTTAGACATAGCAATAGAGCCAGTTAAAGCAGTGGAATTTATATACATTCCATTAAGACTTAAAAATACTGGTGAAATAGCAGGTTTATAATAAGATAAATACTATAGGAGAAACAAATGAGTATATCGACACTATCAAAGATCACAGTACCATTGAATTCTAGCCAATCAGCTAGTAATCAAGGTCTATTGATGCCTAAATTACAATATCGTTTTAGAGTATCATTAGAAAACTTTGGTGTATCAACTCCTACAACTGAACTAACAAAACAAGTTGTTGATGTTACAAGACCTAATTTAACTTTTGAAAACACAACAATAGATGTTTACAATTCTAAAGTATTTTTAGCAGGTAAACATACTTGGGAACCAATTACTTTAACATTAAGAGAAGATGTTGCAAATAACGTTCAAAAATTAGTTGGAGAACAACTACAGAAACAATTTGATTTCTTTGAACAATCTGCGGCGGCTTCAGGTGCAGATTACAAATTTGTAACTAGAATAGAAGTAACTGATGGTGCAAATGGTGCCAATGTAGTTAATATTTTAGAAACATATGAATTATATGGTTGCTATGTTCAATCAGCAAACTATAATACTTTAGCATACAACTCTAGTGAACCAGTAACTGTTACGTTAGTAATGCATTATGATAATGCTATACAAACACCACAAGGTACAGGAATAGGTACGTCAGTGGGCAGAACAGTTAATACTTTAATCACTGGTGGCGGTGCATAATAACAAAATTTAAAATTCCACTAATAGAGGAGGCGCTATGGCGCCTTTTTTATTCTCTGCCCTGTTTTTCTACTCGATAAATACTGTATATGGCAAATTTACTAAACGGATTTTTGGATAACTTAAAAAGCGGTGTCCTGTCACCAAAAGGTAATCTTGGTGATTTCGCTCACGCGGCTAGATTATATGTAGACGATAGTTTTAGACTTGCTCCAAAAGTAAAATTTTTATATCACGTAACATTTAATTTAAATAAGAATATTCCAATAGCAAATCCTCCAATATGGAAACACGGAACAGAATTGAATATGTTAGTAAAAGGTGTTGAATTACCTAAATATTCTATTGATACAGACACAGTTTTTGCATATAATAAAAAAAGAAAAATTCACAAAAAAATTCAATATGATCCTATAAACGTTGTATTCCATGATGACAATTATGGTGTAACAACTGCATTATGGGAATGCTATTTTAGATATTATTTTAAAGATGGTAATTATGGAGCTCTTAATACTATGGGGCATCCTGATGCAGGTATACCTAGAGAATTTAATAGAACACAAGGAGGTCCATTTAATAGAGGAAATTCTTATTTGTCATCCACACATAATAGATATAGATTTGGTTTAGATGCAGGATCTTATGAACCATTTTTTCATAGTATTCAAATATATCAAATGGCTAGAAAAACATTTACTTGTTTTACATTAGTTAATCCTATAATTTCTAGTTGGACACATGATTCACTTCAAAATGGAGAATCAGGTCCATTAACAAATATGATGGGCATAGAATATGAAACTGTATTTTATAGCAGAGGTAAAGTAGTTCAAGGTAGTGCACCTAAAGGATTTGCTTTAGAACATTACGATAAAACTCCAAGTCCTAATTCATTAAGAGGTGGCGGAACTACAAGTGTATTTGGTCAAGGAGGAATATTAAGTGGATTATTTAATGACGGTACAGGACCTAACACATACATAGGCAGTCAATTAGGGGCAGGTGGGGGAAAAATGACTTTAGGAGCTATTATAAGACCTGCTAATAGAATTAAAAATGCTAAAAATTTATCTAAAGGTGGATTAATGCAAGAAGGTTTTAATATACTAACAGGTGCAATTGGAAAAATAGGTGGTACATCTGATTCTTCTTATGGTGTTGCTAATACTGTTATTGGTAGATCAGTACAAAATGTTAGAGGTGGAATAGTTAAAGCAATTAAAGGATTAAAATAATATGTCACAAAATATACCAAGTACTACTGAAAATAATTCAGAAACTTCAGTAAAACAATTTTTTAATAAATTTTTTACAGAGACTATAACATTTCCTAGTAATCAAGTAGATGCAGTTGTAGGATTTTTTGAATCTAAAGGATTTGATAAAGTTGCTAGTATAAGCACAGCTACAATTTTATTGCAACAAGCAAAAATAGATAATGTAAATGTATTTCAATTAATTGATACATTAAAAGGATTAGAAACAGCTAGATTAAGTTACATGGTAACAGAAGTATTAAATCATAATAGATCAAAAATTTCATCTTTAGGTTATAAAATAACCGATTCAAACGAGGCCACTCAAAAAAGAAATATAGTGGTATAGTCCATGAAGCGTTATCTAAGTGGCAAATTCAATCCTAAAAATCCTGGCAAATACATAGGTAATAGATCTCCTTTATATAGATCAAGTTGGGAATTCGCTTTCATGAGATTCTGTGATGAAAGTCCTAGTATTAGTAAATGGGCCAATGAAGCAATTAAAATTCCTTACAAACACCCTTTCACAGGAAAGTTTTCAATTTATGTTCCTGATTTCTTTATAGCATACACAGATAAAAAAGGAAAAAGCCACGCAGAAGTTATAGAAATTAAACCTGAAAATCAAACTAAAAAAGAAAGTTTAGGTGAAAGCAAAGCTAATAAAATACACTATGTCATCAATCAAGCCAAATGGCATTCCGCTATAGCATGGTGTAAAAACAAAGGTTTTAGATTTAGAGTTGTTAATGAGAAAGACCTTTTCCATACTGGAAGACGCGGATAAAATTCTAAATAAATATAGTAACATATAATTATGACCAAAAAATTAGAAGAATTATTGGATTTGCCTGAATCTAAAGAAATAGTAGATGAAGAAAAAGCTAAAGAAGAAGAAAAAGCTGACATTAAAAAAGTAAAAATTGAAGACCACGAATCTACTAAAAGGAACATAGCAGAATTAGACAAAATAACATCCGCTTTACCTCAAGTAAAAGGACTAGGAGATATGACTGATACAGAGGTAAATGATATTAGTTCTAGAGCCATTGATGCATATGAAGATTTAATGGACTTAGGTATGAACGTAGAAAGTAGATATTCCTCTAGAGTATTTGAAGTAGCAGGACAAATGCTTAAAACAGCCCTAGATGCCAGGGTAGCTAAAATAGATAAGAAGCTTAAAATGGTTGATTTACAGTTAAAGAAACAAAAACAAGACTCTAAACAGGGTGTTGATGACACTACTAACATAGTACAGGGCGAAGGATATGTCATTACTGACCGGAACAGTTTACTCGAGAAGTTGAAGAAACTGGCTAAATAATGCATATGAGCAAAAGTTTTAAAGAATATCTAGCTGAAAGTAAAAGAACTTACAATTTTAAAGTAGGTCTAGCAGGTGATCTTGCAGAAGGTACTGTTGACAAACTTGAATCAGCTATGCAGAAATACAGTGTAGTTAAAATGAGTAATGGCAAAAAAACGCCTATTCAGAAAAAAGCATTAGATTTTCCTGCATTAGAAAATACAGAAGTTACATATTTTGATATTGAAGTTGAATATCCAACAACTACTTCTGTACTTGAAGAATATTTAAAACATACATTAGGTTTAGCTGAAAATCATATAGTAGTTAGAAAACCTGGTGACCCTTTAGTTGCTCAACAAGAAGAGCCAAAAGCAGGTGACGGAAAAGCTAATTTAGAAAGTGAATATCCTAAAGCTGATCCTAAAGCACAACAAACAGTAGGCAGTTCTAGAGTAATGGAATTACTTAAAGATTTAGAAAAAGCTAGAAAAGAAAGACCTAAAGAAGACGCGGCGGATGCCATTAAAGATATTAAGGCTCCTAAAGATGCAAAGATAATGGAGAGATAAAAAATGGATATTAGAGATTTTATAGGTAAAGTAAACAAGATTCAAAGCAAAGAAGAAAACAGAAAAGAAGCTAATAAAGAAACGATAAAAGAGTCAGTTCAGTTTTCTATGGTTGGTGACAATCTTGGTGACATTCAAAACTTTTTACAAATTTTTAAAAACGCAGGAGTAGAAGCACCAAAAATGGATGCCGCTACTACTACACAAGACGTAGAAGATATAGTTCAACCTGAAACAGATGCTACTGAAGATAAAATTCCAGGAGATAATGAAACTAATTCACCTCATCCAGAAGTTAAAGATACAAACTTTATGACAAAGGATATCGCAGGTGGTATTAATAAAGCTAAAAAGACTTATCCAAAAGTTTCATCTGGAGACAATCCAATGGCTATGGAACAAGAAACTGTTGATTTTGTTGCAAAAGTTAAAGAAGATATAGCAAGTCAATACAAAGAATACAAAGCAAAGTAGTTTTCAAAACATATTCCACCCCCCAGTTTACTACTAAATATTAGTATGTCAATGAAAAGTTTAGATGGTGTATTAACCAAAAAAGCACACCTTAAGGAAAAATTTACAGAAAAACAACTAGCAGATCTCACTGAATGTACAGATCCAGAGCAAGGGTTTAGACATTTTGCTAAAAATTATTTTCATATTCAACATCCAGTAAAAGGTAAATTACTATTCGTACCTTATGAATACCAAGATAGACTTTTAACAAGTTATCATAATTTTAGATTTAATATTAATATGCTACCGCGACAAAGTGGTAAAACTACTTCAGCCGCTTGTTATCTATTGTGGTATGCTATGTTTCATCCAGATCAAGTTATATTAATAGCCGCACATAAATTTGCAGGCGCTCAAGAAATTATGCAACGTATTCGTTATGGATATGAATTATGTCCTGATCATATTAGAGCAGGTGTAATAAATTATAACAAAGGTTCTATGGAATTTGAAAATGGAAGTAGAATAGTTAGCACAACAACAACTACAAATACTGGAAGAGGTATGGCAATATCATTATTATATTGTGATGAGTTTGCTTTCGTAAATGCCAATATAGCTAGAGAATTTTGGACTTCTATTTCACCAACATTAGCAACAGGAGGTAAAGCAATAGTTACATCAACTCCTAATTCAGATGAAGATATGTTTGCAACTTTATGGAAACAATCTCAAGATAAATTTGATGAACATGGTAATGAAGCAGAACTTGGGGCAAATGGTTTTCATGGTTATACTTGTATGTGGAATGAACATCCGGATCGTGATGAAGAATGGAAACAACAAGAATTAGTTAGAATAGGAGAAGAAAGATTTAGACGAGAATATGGTTGTGAATTTTTAGTTTATGAAGAAACTTTAATTAATAGTATTTTCTTATCAACGTTAGAAGGAAAAGAACCTATATTGAATATGGGACAAACACGTTGGTATGAAAAAATTAATTCAGAAAGTATTTACGTAATAGCATTAGATCCTGCAATGGGTACCGGTGGTGACAATGCCGCAATCCAAGTTTATGAATTGCCTAGTTACAAACAAGTCGGCGAATGGAAACATAATATGACTGGTATACCACAACAAGTTAGAATTCTAAAAGACATTTCAACTTATATAAAAGATGAATCAAGAAATCCTAATGGTTCAAATATATATTGGAGTGTAGAAAATAATACAATAGGAGAGTCAGCATTGTTAGTAATTCAAGACTTTGGTGAGGACACTATACCTGGTATGTTTGTAAATGAGCCTATTAGAAAAGGTCATATTAGAAAATTTAGAAAAGGATTTAATACAACACACAAAACTAAAATAAGTGCCTGTGCAAGATTAAAATCTATGATAGAAAGAAACAAAATGACAGTTCATAGTAAACCACTAATTAGTGAACTTAAATCTTATATAGCATCAGGTTCCTCTTATAGAGCTAAAACGGGTGAACATGATGACCTAGTTAGTGCATCTTTATTAGCTATGAGAATTATACAAGTATTAAAGGATTGGGATCCTAAAGTATATACGTCATTTAGCCAGGCAGACGAGGATACAACAGAAAGAGTTATACCACTGCCGGTGTTCGCAAGTTACACAGGTTGATAAATACAAGATATATGAATACAAAAGTAGTTGCAAACGATTTATTCAATAAAATTAGGGGACGATTTCCATCTGTCACTTTGGGCAATGATGCGGGAGAAGTTACTAATAACCCCGAAGAAGCACGTTATTTTGACTTCGATTTTAAGGAGGACGGAAAGCAACTAGGAAAGGTAAGTATTAGTATAGACGACAAAGATGGTCTAGTAGTACTACATAATACGGATTTTATAGAAAATGCCGATAGTGGAGTAAAGCATAAGTGGTTTGAGTTTCTTAAAGAACTAAGAACCTTTGCTAAAGCAAGAATGCTTAATTTTGATACAAGGGATATTACTAAAAGTAACCTTGAAAAAAGAGACTATCAGTTTTTGAGTCAAACACGGAGAGATGGCAAGGAAAATAATATGAGTGAGTCTAATATATACGGAACTACAAAAACTAGTTTTCAACCTATTGGAAATGCACGTTTAGTTATTAAACATTCTGCTCCAATAGATATGACAGTTGGTGGTGGTAGATCTCGAAGAATAGAATCTTTATTCATTGAAAGTCCTACAGGAGAAAGATTTAGATATCCCCTTAAACATCTTAATGGTGCGAGAGCAATGGCACAACATATTTCAAATGGCGGTGTTCCTTATGATGATTTTGGGAAACACATAGCAGGATTAAGTGAAGAACTTTCAAAATTAAAACAATTTAAAACATATATTAATCGTTCAGCTGTAATGGCAGAAGGTCTTAAAGGTTATCTATCTATTGTAGATGAAAGAGTAGAAGAAATTAAAAGTACCTGCCAAAAATTACAAAAAAATTCATATTATTCAGAAGCAATTAAAGATTACAAAACAACAGAAATTAAAGAAGTACCAGAAGAAATTAAACAAAATTGGGTAGACGAATTAACAATTAAAACTTTTAAAGAAGAATTAAAAGATGTATTTCCTTACATTTATAATTTAGTTTCAGAAAAAACATCATCTACAGAAGTTACGCCAGAAGATTTTGAAGAAGCAGGAGGCTTTCAAGGAGAAACAGAACCTCATATGCTTCAGTATGATTTAGCAGGTGACTACGATAGAGAAAGAGGCGTATCAGATCAAGACGCTGAAGCAATTAAAGCCAAATTAGCAGACGCTGGTATTACAGCAGAAGTACATCCAGATGAAATGCGTTATAATGGAGTTCATATTCATACATTATCATCTGCAGAAGAAGTAGAAAAAGTTTTAGGTGATATGATTGAACATATTGCTGACATAGGAGATTTTGATCAAGCATTAGATTCTATTGTGGGCGAAGCAGAAAATGGTTTATTTTCATCTGATCCTGAAGAAGCTAAACAATCATTATCAACATTAAATAATTTAATGGACAAACATTTCCCTGCAGGAGTAAATGGTGTTAATGGTTTAGAAAGTTTACAAGGTATTATCGACGATAAAGAATTAAACGATCAAATAGTGTCAATGGGTAAAGAAGATAGTGATACTTGTATAAGAGGTACAATAATGAATTATATTAAAAGCAAAAGACCAGATTTAGCTCAAAGTATTAATGTAGGCGATATGAGACCAGAAGGAGAAACATTAACTTGGGAAAATATTAAACCTTATGTATCTGTACAAAGAGACGCCGATAATAAAGTTCAATATCATGTATTAGACAAAGATGAAAAAGACATATTTGTAACACATGATTCTAAAGAAGCAACACAATTTTTAAGAAACAATTTTAATGACTTAAGAAAAGGTACAGCAAAACCAGAAATGCCAGCAGGTTGGGAAGATGATTCCGGTAATGTTTCTATAATGAAAGGACCAGATGGCAAAATTAGTTTAGAACCAAAGAGTGATGGTCCAGGAAAAGAAGAAGAACCAAAACTTGATGATCCAAAAAATTTAGATGAATTTATTAAAAGCCATTTTGATTATACAACTAACAATTTTCCAAAAGGTGAAACAGGTCTTTTAACAGCAGTTGAAAAAAGATTTGGTGAAAAACACGTAAGAACTGCTGAAGCTATTATCCAAAAATTAATGACGGGCCAAGATAGAGAAATTAATAGAATAAAAAAATTGGCTGGCGTTTAATCCTAAAATATTATCCAAAAAAAATACTTGACTAAATAACAATGTTAATATAGTATTGACATTATGCTTGTCTTATGCTACATTAACAATAAGGCACAATTAACAAAGGCTAAAAATAGGAGGCTTATATTATGGCAACATTAGCAGACATTCGTGCAAAACTTAAAGAACAAGAAGCACGACAAGGCGGCGGAAGCCGATCAGGCGGAGACAACGCCATTTTTCCATTTTGGAATCTGAAAGAAGGAGAGCAGGCAACTGTTCGTTTCTTGCCGGATGGAAATAAAGAAAACACTTTTTTCTGGAAGGAACGTTTAATGATTAAACTACCTTTCCAAGGTATTAAAAGTGATACAGACTC